TGTAATTTCGTTTGCCATTTGCTGTGATAACGGTTAGATTTCCAAGACCTACTGTCTTGACAAAATCGGGGGAACGACCGATGGTGGGTTCACCAACCTTAGTACGCTTCATGTAAGGAGCGTTCTCTTGATTGGTTTGATCATCAACTGTGTCAACCGAAGGGACTTCCTCCGGGGATGTTGCTTTCTTGCTCGATCTCTGGGATCTCGTTGGTGTTTGTTTGTTCATTTGGTCCATTCAATAGTTGTGGATTCTTAGAAGGATCCATTAGTGGAGCTTTAGCCATGTTAGGTGCTTGCTTAAGTAGCTCCATATCCTGTGCTTGCTGTTGTACCTGTGCTTGTTCCTGCTGTACCTGACTCATGGACTTAACCAGGTTCAGTACATCAATACCTTGAGCAGCAGCAAGACGCTTCACAGCCTCATCTACATTGAGGTATGTACCCAATGCTTCAGGTCCAAGTGTCTGTGCAATGACAGTAAAGAACTGAGTCAGTGACTCTCGATCCTGTCCTCTACCAAGTGCATTGATACCAGCAACAATCGTAGGACGTACAAGATCCTTAGGGATACGTGGGATCTCTTGTGTCTTCTGAAGTACAGCTAGTTTACGGTTCAGGTAAGGCACTAGGAACTCAACAGTCAGCAGCGAGAATAGGCCACCTAGTTGTTGCTCCAGTTCCATCTGAGTCATACGTACTTCTTCAGCTGTAGTGCGTTCACTGTTACGTACGTTGAGGATAAGGAATGCTTCACTCAACCTACGCTCTAGTACACTAGCCATCTCCATAGCAGTCTTGAAGTCGGCTGTCTTACCAACCTGCACTACACTGATATCATCGGGACGCCCCTGAATGATGGCTCCGTTCCCCGCAGCAGAGAGTGTCTGCGGCTTAGTAGTACTAGACGGGGATACGGTAAAGACCACCTTAGCGGCCACTGCAGAGCCCTCTACGAGAGCTTGCATAAGAGCTTCAAGTGAACGGAGATCACCAAGAAACTCCTCCACTCTACCACGTCCAAAGGCTTCACCGTCTACAACGTTAAACCTAAGGACTAACCAAGGGTTAGCATCCAATGGTGCCTTACCCTGAGAGCCAGGAATGATCTTATCAAAGACTTCCTGATGCCATACAAGACGATTGTTGTCTCGTTTGACATGTGTATAAACATCTACATCTTCCTCGTTGTCAGCCCCATCTTCTCCAGGGGAATTAACAGGAAGAGCAGCAGTGAGGATAGGTGCTAGAAGTTTACGACTGATACGTTCACGTGTGACGATCTCTAAGATGTCACCGTTACCATCTCTATCTACGACATACCTGTTCAATGGATACAGCTTTAGTCCTTTAGGACCCATGTAGATCAACGCATTACCACCAACAACCAAGTGTTTAAGAGCTTGGTGTACGGTAACGCGATCACTAGATGCTGCAATGATTTCCATGACAGACCTTTCCATCTTAGCGAATGAGATATCAAGGTCTGATCGTGCCTCTGGAGGAAGATCTACACCGATCTTTGAATCATCGATCTGTAGCTTAAAGAAGCTGGTTTGAGGAGGTAGTAGAGCCAGCATCAACTTAGATGCTAGTGTTACTACTCCCTTAGCACCAACGCTTTGCCATGGTGTAATCAATCTAAGGTTCGTTGATCTACCCACATCATCATCCTGTTGGATAAGAGTAGGTAGTGTCAACTGAGAGCACTGTACAGCCGTGTCGAGAAATGTGGAACGATACTTACTTAGATGATCGTATCTTGTTTTAGCTGACATTCAATCACATTCCAAGTGTGTTAGTTTTTGGTGGTTTTACGATCTGTGAACCATAACCCTGTGCGCCACGACCCGCTTGCTGACGGCTGCTCTTCTTACTCCTGAAGCCTTGAGCCCAATTAGAAAGAGCTGTTTGGAATGGAGACATGGGTGCTGTAATAGAAGCTGGCGATTCCTCTTCAAGAGTGGGAATAGGCGCAGCAGTAGTAGCAGCAGCCGTAGTTGTTGCAGCTTCACCACCGGTTGCTCCTGCACCTGTAGTGCTAGCAGGCATCATACCTTGATACTGTTTACCAAAACCACGGACAGTCTCACGGCCACCAGGACGAAGCTGTGTACCACCCATCATAAACCTAGGTTCAGTACCAGCAGTTTCTCCGTAATCACTCATGGTTGCACGAGTACCACGCCGACTCTCTAGATCTCTACCAAGGCGGCCAGTTCCAAACATAGGTTTCTGAGTAAGTCCGTACATACCACCATAAGCTGGTCCTGCTTCTTTGATTAGCATGTTAGCGGCACCAGAGTTAAGCCTAATACCTGCCAGGCCATTCTCTGCCAATCTAGCGTTGATTTTATCAAGCCGTTGGACTACTTGTCCACCTGACACATTTTTATTACCTACTTCAAGTATACTATTAAGATCCCTGCGACCAATACCGTCACCAGCACCTGCAATCCTAAGGACTTGACCTAAACCCTGTCTATTGTTTGTGGGTCCAGTATACTTATAATTAGATGGCATACTAGAACCTTTTGTTCCTCCTACACCACCAGCGGCAATAGCGGCAGCGTTAGCTGCACGATTAGCTTCGTATTGAGTTTGACCTGCAGCGGCGTTAGTTGTAATCCTCTGTTTGTTTGTCGCTGTTTGATTGTTAGCCTTTTTAGCCATTGTTCTCTTCGTTGAGTTGGTGTTGAATCCACTCGACCACTGAACGTTGGCCAGAGCGGTACATAATTAATGAGTGTGAATCATCCGGGTGGGGATTAAGTGGTGGAAAGTTCTCTTCTAGTTGTTGCACAAGAGAGGTAAGCTGGAGACCTTGCGTCTCAAGCATACTGGGGTAAATTGGGGTTCGCATGTTCAAAGAACGCTGGCATACGTGCTCGCTTTGTATCAGAAAGCTCTGGTGCTTTACCCTCATACATCAAGCGATCACTAGCATCCAGCCAAAATTTTTTGTCCAAATATTTATTGGTAGACGCCTTGAGAGGTGACATAACCCAGTTAATGGTTGCCTTACGAAGCTTGTCAAGGGAGGGACTGATCTCCAACCCCATCTCCTTACACACAAGGCTATTAGCCGCTACGTGGACTTGCTCATCTCGGCTGATGTCTGCACTTACTGTACGAAGACCAGCGTCACCATTAAATCTAAAGAACGGGAGTAGAACGAAGAAAATTGCACGCTCGGCCACCAGTGCTTTGAGGATTGTGTGATCAGGATGCGCCTCCCAAGCAGCTCTAAGTCGGAGGACTTCTGCTTCAGCTTCAGCATCAGTGCCAATCGCGTTGGCAATGTAACTGAGAGCCAGATCGTGGTTTTCTTCGTCTTTGATATTTGATTGGAGTAGGTCCCTCGCCAGAACTGGAACGTCAGTGGTAATGGCATCTCTGATGAACTCACCCACAGGTAGTTCCATGTGTCGCATAGCGAGCGCACGGTAGATAGTTTCTTGTGAGCCATCACGAACGGTTCCAGCAGTGGTTTGAACAGGAGTCCAGGTACGCTTACGATTTTGTAGTTTTTGATAAGGGTTCATTCGCCGCAATTACAATCAGGAGCTGAGTTAAGAATAGACTCCAGGTAATCATCGACTTCAGCTTCATCCAGTGCTGCATATGCGCTGGATTTATCCTGAACGTCTCCCATCACTTGGAGTGAATAGTAAAGAGATGTTTGGGGGCTATCCAGCCACTCCTCAATAAATGCCTCATCATAGGTGATCACATCAGACCAGCTATTAAATGAGTATCCATGAAGAAGTCCCGTAGAATCGAGCAGTCGGACAATACCATCCGCAACTCGTTTGTAGTTCTCCCAGCCAACTTCAGAGGCGATCTCTACATCACCATAGTCGAAGCTCTGGACGCCAAAGGTGCCGCTATCACGGTCTACCTGACGGGCAATAGGAGGTGCAATCTCAGGGCAGGTAGTGTACCCACCTAAGTCCTTATAACGGTAGCTACAGGACGCTGTAGGTGCAATAGCAAACGCTCGATCCATCTTGTTGATACGAGCGGTATGTGCTGCTGCAGTAACACCAGCGTTGATCTCAGCTGCAAGGATATGGGCAGGTGTCTGTGCCATCTGTCCATCATTGATATCCTTGAGGGCCTCACCAAATTGCTTGTAAGTTACGCCATGCTGCTTAAGCATGTTTGCCAACCCAAGGAGTCCGAGACCGACTTGGCGATCAGTC